ATTCATTTTGTATTGCTTCCTTTTGAGCATCATAAGAACTCTTGGCCGCATCTTTTTTATCCTTTATTTCTTGCGTTTGTTCTTGTTTTATTTCAACGCGTTGCTGTCTTTTTAAATCAATTAATTCGATTTTTTCTTTTACTGCAATTTCACGCATTTCCTTTGCTGATTCTCCAGCTTTTTTAACAAGCTCACTTTGTTTTTTTATAACCTCTTCATCAGCACCATTTGCCCTCATTGACATTAAAATATCTTGTTCACGCAAATATGTTGATTTGGCTAATTCTTTATTTTTATTAGCTAATGCCAACTCTTCCTCGGCGTGTTTTATTGCCAGCTTTCGCAACTCTTCTGAAGATTTCCCAGATGCTTTGGCATAATCCTCTTGAAATTTATTTGTTTTCTCTAAACGTGTTGCTGAATTCTTTAAAGCTTCATTCTGTTTGTCTAATGCTTTGTTGTGATTTTTAATTGATTGTGTCGCTCTCTCCGTTTCAGCCGCTTGCGATTTAAAGTATTTTATTAATGCATAACCTGCCGCTATCAATGCCGTTATAGCTACTACTACCGCTCCAATTGGGTTTGCATTCATTGCCGCATTCCATAACCATTGACCTGCTGTTACAACTTTTTGAACAGCTGAATACTGCATTGCTTTGGCGCCTAACTTTTTAAAGGCGTCACCAGCTTCAAGTAATCCATCTATCCCTTGCGTTAAAGCCATAACACTCTGAACACGAACCATTGTTTCCTGCAACGCTTCGCTTTCAGCACCTACTAATCCTATAGCTCCTTCAACCGCTTGAAATCCATTTAAAACTCCACTAATTGAACCGCTTAAGGCGTTGAATTTAGTATCAGGATTAAACCCTTCAATTAAATCTTTTGAGAATTCAATTTGATCTTTTAATTCTGCGGCTGCTTTTGCCGCTTTAACCGCTTGTTGTGATGTTTCACCATAGGCAGCTTGAACCTTTTGTAATTCTTGAACCGCTTCCCTATATTGAGCTTTTAAAGATTTACTATTGTCTTGTATTTCTAACTCAATTGTTCTTTTTTCTGCCATCGTGTTTTCTTTTCACTTGTTTATAAATCTTTTTTAAATTGGAAGTGTATTCGTGTTTTCCTTTGGCAATATCCACTATTTCACTCACGTTAAAAAAGTCATCCGTTTTTAAAAGTTCTAATATCTGTGCTATCATTCTTGTACTATAATTATGTCTTGCGTTAATAAAGTTCCTGCTGTATTAAAATATGATACTACTACTGTAATCACTTGAACGGAACTTTCTTCTGTAATTAGATTTAATCCAGTTTCTGTAATTATTGGATTCGTGTTTTCGGCTAATATCTTTGAAGTTGTGTTTGGATTTGCAGGAATACACACCTCAACCAACTGATTTTGGTAAATTGTACTCGGAGTAATCGTAACACCCGAAAAAGAACTTGTAATTGTAGCGTATGCACTTCCATTTACAAAAGGAATATTGATATCTAAACATTGTGCGCTTGAATCTGGGTTAATAGGCTCTTGCGCTATCAATGGTCGGAAGTCTAAATACAAACTAAAATTCACCTCACCAGTTGTAAGGTTACTTTTCATTTCGTTTATAATGTATCTCTTATCACGAATTATTAGTCTATCGTTTAATCTAAGCGATGTTAATAGGCTAATTGGTAAAACAGTCTTAACCGTTACTAAACGTTGCTTTAAATCGAATAAATTAGATAAATACGGAAAGTAATAAGTAGCATATAATCCGTTGCTTATAGTTTCTAAATGAATTATTGAATTGTCAGCACCGAAGTTTAAACTGTATTTCGTGTTTTGGTAGGTTAAATCTTGACCAAATAAAGCATAAGTGTCAATATTTAAATTAGTGCTTCCTGTATAAAATTTAATATCATGGAATAAAGAATCACTTACGCCATAAAAATAAAGCAAACAAGGCTTTGGGGTGTACGCTTGATAGTTTTCGTTTAAAGCATAGCCTAAAATTGCGTAATGAGGAACTGGACTTGTATTGTCTACGGTTCTTGTAAATAATAAATTTTCAAATAGGCTTTCTATAACGTATTCTCCACCATCGTAGTCAAATTGATATTCTAAATTTCCGTATTGCTGATTATAAGTTTTAAAATAATTCTTGTTTACAAACGATTCACTTTCTTGATATTTGAAATTTATCTTTTTGAATAACGGAACTCTACTAACATCAATGGAATCTAAGTCCGTGTTTTTGGTTATGTCAACAATAGCCCCTTGACTGTACCATAAATCCAAAGGCAACACTTGATAAACATCTTGCTCAACAGCAACGCAAGTCATATTGAACTCCTTTAACACTCCCGAAAAGAAATCAGCAACTTTCATATCAGGCATTACGTTGTTTAAATTTACGTTGCCCGATAATGTTGTTTGAACTGTACTAATTTGAGCTATATTATTTAATCCTTGATTGCTTGTTATTTGATAAATAATATTCATGTCAACACTCATTGCTGCTGTTGCTCTTAACTTAAATGTTAAAACCGTATTTAAACCAATCGTGTTTTGAAAAGATACATTTCCAAAATTTCCAGTAGTGTCTCCAGTTATTGTTTGAGTATAATTTCCGTTTTGAAAAACATCAATATAAAAAGTCCCAGCAGCCGATAAATTTAATACTTCAAAATAAACTGTGTGAAATTGTACACCAACAGCGTACAAAATGTTTATTTGGTCTTGGTAAATATCTACATATTGAGGTAAAGACGGATTTGGAATATTAGGGTCTGCAATTACAGTTGCTAATATTTGGTCTATTAATACATCAGACTGCTGACTTACCCATTGATATTCTATCGTGTTTTTGCCCCATAAAAATAGTTTCTTAAATCTTTCATCGTTAAAAAATGAACTTTGAAATGTTATTCCGTATTTATTTTCAATAGCTTCAAATATCTTACTTACTTTGACAGCAGGGAAAAGTTCATCGTATTGAATAGCATGAGCGTTTTGCGTTATGTCATCTCCAGAAGTATTGTAAGTCCATAATCGCGTGTTGGCAATTAACGGATAGCGAACATCAAAATCTGTTACCGTGTCAGTTATTCTATTATAAATATTAGTTCCAGTAAAGGCAAATTCTAAATCGCTGTAATCTAAGTCTTTTAATTTATCCTCTCCGAACTTATCTTTTAACGCAAGTATATCGCCATAAAATGTTATCGTGTAGCTTTCTACTTGTCCGTTTTTTACATTCGCCTTTTCGAGTTGTATCTTTCCACGCCTAAAAAAAGTAAGGTCTATTTCAATAAAAGCATCACGCCTTAAATTTTGGTCTATTGTAGGATTTACATCCGACTGATAAAAGTGTTCAAATATCTCATTGTTATGAGGTGAAGCAGGAACGGTAAAACTTTGCGAAAAGTCGGTGAATACTTTTGATATGTCAGAAATATTCTGAACGCTGGAAGTTACGTTAATCTGTTCATCGTTGAATAACTCTACTTGAACACCCTCAATAAATAAACCGACTATCCGTTTCATATTACGTTGTTAATTGTGTTGTAAGAAAAGTCAAACTCTAATTGATAGTTGATCGTCTTTTGGTTTATATTCTTAAATAGCTCAGTGCTTTGTGTTTTTAAAGTAGCTGGTAAACTATTGATTAATATCCTTTCGCTTAGCATAAGTTGCTTAAGTAAATTGTTATAACTTTCATCTACCCAGTCCGTGTTTACCTTTATTGAGTTTTTTCCGTTTGTGTTGAAACTCTTTGTTTGCCCTTCTAAAGTGTTGTAATTTGGAAAAGTGGACTGCATTAAATTGTATTTCGTGTTTTCAACGCTTAGGATGTTATTTGAAGCTGCATAAAACCAAGTCCTTTGCCATGCTCCATATTGATTTACAAAGTCGCATAATACAGGCGTATATCTACAATTTAAATTAGGTTCGAATGTTGCTTCCCATAATGATGTAAATGTAATTCCGGATAGAGTGCCTATTTGAAATTTATTTCCATCGGCATAATTATTTGGGTGAACTCTGTAAACGTCTTTTAAAGTGGGAGTCAATGAAGATATATTAACAGTGGTTACGGCTCCAGTTCTTAAATTAGTATATCTCGCTCGATAAAGCGTATCGGTTAATACAGTGGCATGACCTCCTCTATAAGCATTATTTGAGCTTGGATTAATAGAACTATCATAAGCATAAGTAAACGTTCCCTGATCGTGTAAAACTGTAGTAACCGAATATAAATTAGGATTATAACCTTGTTCGTAATACCCAAAGCCATCAAATGCTTTATAAGTTGTAGTACTTAAAAGCGTGTAAACTCCTGCATCTAATTTATAACGTTTTACTTGTGCGTTGCACCATTGTGTTGTTTCGGAATCTGGCGTAGTATTATATATTTGTTGGCGTACATTCCAAGTAATATATTCTCGGATGTAAGGTGAAATATTATAATACGTGTTTACGTTGTTTGAAGCTGGAATTAATTTGCTAAGTATATATTGAGGGTCGGTTGGTGCTGAGCCAGTTCCGTTCCATAATCTTAATTCTATCTTTGAACCCTCTTGACCTGTTTCGGATATTTCGATTATATAAGGTGAACGTGCGAAAATACTCATTTTATATTTTTTAAGTTTTGATTTAAAATTGAATTTAAAAGCGTTTCAGCATCTAATCCGTATTTATCTATCAATACGTCGGGAAGTTTCTTAAATGCTTTCTCAAATGGCTTAGTAAAGAATAAGCTTGGTTTGATTCCGTATTTAAAAACACTTCGAGCTATTGCAAATTGCAATCCTTTTCTTGACTGAAATTTACCTGCTGTATTTCTTGGTGCAATTCCTTTTTTCACTATCCATTTGTCAAACGCTTTTGGCGGTGGCATTTTAGATTTGTAACTGTACGGAGTGCTGTATTTTTTTTCTTTACCTGAAACCCCTTTATCTTGGAAGTTACCATAAGCCTCCATGTCAAAATAAACACCGATTGAATTTGGGAACTCTTTTACTTCACCTTTTATTGAGCTGGATAATTTACCAGACGTGTCTTTATTTTGTCGCTTTAATTCGGCTTTCGCTTGGCTAACAACTTCATCTCTAAATTTCTGTAAGGCTTTTAGTGTTTCACTCATTAGCAAATAGTCATTGAGTTAGGAACTAAAATATCAAGTGTCATTGTCCATCCTGCTAAATAGTTTTCAAAGCGTTCAGCAAATGGCTCAACACTTGCGTTACCATCAACCATGAAATTATCACTGAATAATTCCCCACGTCTTAAACTTTCGTAAAGCCTATTTTGAACTGCGAACATTGTATTTAAAACGTCTTGCTCGTTGTTGTCTCCGATAAATATATTCGTGTTTTCGTTCTTTGAAATGTCAACAATATCCATACATAAAATAGATACATTAAAACGAATTATGTTATTCTCAATCGTGCTACTATTTACAATTATATGCGCTAAAGGAAAAATTGTTTGTTTAGACAAGTCAACAGCGAATATGTCACCCTCCGTTACCGTGTTTATAAACGCGTCATTATCGAAGTGTCCTTTTAACGTATCCAGTAAATTATAATAATTACCCATTTTTAAATTTTCTTTTTAATTCTCTATTTTCAATTTCAGTTCGCTGTCGCTCGTAAGTAAGGTAGGTAAGGCACTTCCGTATTCCCAATTTGGTAACTTCATCAAACTTTGTAACGTCTCCTTTAGCGAGTGCATAGATTGAATTATACCATCCCCATTGCTTATTGAATTGAGTCCGTTCTGAATAGTCGTGTTGAGTTCCTTGTTCTTCTTCATCTCCACTTCCAAAGAGGTAAGCGAAGCTTGTACTAAGTCGTTTCCTAAATGATAAAAAAAAACCGATGCTGCCATAGCAATATCCAAAGGAGTGTATTTCATTAACTCAGCGAATTCATCTGTTCCTGAATACGGCATTATTTCGTAAGTGCCTTGTTTCGTTTTTTTGGTTATCGGTCTGTAAAGAACTGCCATTGCTTTGTGGAATGTTTCAACCTTGCCTATATTGTGATCTAAGTCTACATATTCACCAAAACTCATATCTTCCAAATTAGGAATGAAACCGAATTCCATGTCTTGTATTTTAAACGTAGTTTTGAAATCCGTCTTTTGCTGGAATAACTCATTGAAATGATTTGCTAATCCTACGACATCGCTGTATTTTATTTTGAGTACGTCTTTCATGTTTAAACCGCAGAAAATTTCAATAGATTTTTGAGCTATTAATTCTTCATCGTTTGAACCCTCAACCAATTTCATGAACTTTTGGTAGTTCATTAAAGGAATTTCACTTAGACTTGTTGGAATTACTATTTCCGTTTTCATATTTATATAACTTTAGATTTGATAATTGTAGTAAGCTAAAGCAATATCGAACGCTTGCCCTAACATTTTTGTGTGCATCCGTATTTTCATAGGATCGTCAAACACTATTTTTATGCGAATACCTTTCTTTTCATGAATGAACTTCTCAACTATGCGTACCATCATCGGGAGGTCATCTGTCATTTAGTTGAAATTAGTGTATAAAATACTGTCCGTAATGAGGATTAACTCCCAACACTTCCATTTCGTGATAACGGATTGCGTCAATGCTGTGGTTATTAAAGTCGATAGGCTTGTTTAAACGAACGCCAGTTTTGTCAGTGTCCCAAATGTAACCGCGCAATTCTTTGATTAGGTTAGTACTGTTTGACGTTACTAAGTATTCTTGGCTTTGCATTATCTGAATACCAAAGTTTATTGAATCCTTGCCTTTTGTTACGCCCTTAATCGTCTTTCCGTACCGTCTAATCTCTTCTATTGACTTAGGCTCGGAGCTATCTGCATATATCGGAACGCTATACGGTAGCACATTGGCAATATCGTTATTTAACATTCCTGTTCTATATATTAATTCATTCAGTATTCGCTTGCCATTCCACGTATAAACTTCAACCGCTGAGGTAGGGTCATTTGTGTATCCAAAGTCAAGTCCAATTCCTATCAATCGCGCATCACTTGGAATACTATCAATTTGTTTCCAGTTGCTGAATATAACGCCCTCAAGCATTCCAATTTCACCTAAGCCATATACACGCCACCAATTAGCCCAATACGTGCTTGTTTCTGCTTTTAAACGATTCTTTTCTATTTGTTCGACTATTGAGTTGTCTAAGGCTTCATTGTCCTTGTAGGTTAAGATTATAAAGTCTGCGTCTGGTTCGTCTTTTAGTTCGGTATGTACCCAAAACTCATTAGCTGGGTTAAAGTCTAAATAGACGGCTTTTTTTGTACGTATTGCAAGTTCGTTATAACTTTCAAAGGTTACGTTGTTACATTCGTTTATATATAGAACATCACGCCTTGCACCTCTTAATTTGCTTGAGTCATCAGCACTAAAAAATTCAAATGTACTTCCGTTTAAAAATTGATAGGTTAATAACGATTTATTGAATTGGTTTTCATTCCACTTATTCATCCACTTCATTAGCTTAATAAAGTCTTTTAAAGCACCCCTACGTAAATGCGGAATACTTTCAGCAACTACGCTAACTTCAAGTCCGTGTACCGCAGAAGCACGCCCAATTAAAACAGCTAATATACCATACGTTTTCGCCGCACTTGTGCCACCCTGAATAATACGAACTCGCTTTTTGAGTTTAAGTATTTTATTCGTCGAAGTCGTCCGCAGAAACATCAGGGAAAATTGGCTGTTCTAAAATGGTTTGTTCTATCTGTTGTAATGGCGCACCGTAACCTGAATCCATTAGTGCTTTATACGCTGCTACATCTCCCTCACGTGCTTTTTTGATTAAAGCCAAAGTCATTAAGTCCTCTTGACTCATTGTTTCCTCTTGATTAGTTAAAGGGTTTTTTAGCTTTTGATTTACCTCCAGCCAATACTTTGCTATTGTGCTTCTATTCTTTGCGCCTTTAGGTCTTCCGTTAGGGTTTCCGCTTTCGCCTTTTTGCCAACGTGGCTCTATATCTTTATTTGCCATTGTGATTGTTGTATTCTCGTTGTTTATTTTAATTCAACTCCGTTCTTTTTAATAACTAAAGTCGGGTCTAATTTTTTCATTCGGTCAATGATAACTTGGCAATACTTTGGGTCAAGTTCCATTCCGTAGCACTTGCGTTTAAGTTGATGTGAAGTTATGATTGATGTTCCACTACCTAAATATAAGTCAACTATTAAATCATTTTCCTTGCTCCATTTATTAAAAAACCAAGATGCCAATTGAGTTGGTTTTTGAGTAGGATGATGTCTTTTATGGTCAAATTCTTTTTCAGTTCCAAATGCACTCGCCCATCTTATTCTTGCTATTTCTCTTTTATGCTTTGATTTACTCCAACATAATTCAAATGCACTACCATACATTTTATCAAAATTTTCATCTATTCTTTTATCCCATACTATCCAACTACCTTCATTTTTATTTGGTAATAATTCTGCAAAATAATCTGCTCCCCATATAAATATTTCTTTACAATCATAAAAACAAGCAAATATCGTATTGATTAATTCTTCACTAAAATCATTATGGTCTCCTATTACATTTTCATATTTCTTACCATTTTTAATACCTTTTTCTTTTGCGAATGTTGTATTATTACTCATCTCGCTATAATCAGCATCTAACTTCATTCCGTAAGGAGGGTCAGTAAATACCATATCTGCCTTTTCTCCATCCATTAATCTTGCAACCGCATCGCTATCCGTACTATCTCCACAAAGCAATCTATGTTCTCCAATTTCGTAAAGGTCTCCTAATACTATATCCGTGTTTATCTCGTTAGGTATTTCGTAGTTATCTTCTTCGGCTTCAAGTTCTTCTTGAACGCTTAAATCAACAGGCAAATCTAAACCCCAATCGTCTAACTTTTCAGCGTCCCATTCATTTGCTAAATTATCCCAGTCCCATTCTCCAAAACCTACGTTATCTTTTATTAAGAATTCGTTTTTTTGTTCCTCAGTCCATTCATCTGCTACTATAATAGGTACGGTTTCGTGTTTTAGTTCTTTTAACGCTTTTAAACGCATATTACCACCTAAGACAATATATTTACCGTCAACGTCAGTAAAAACGATTAGAGGGCGTTTATTTAGCATATCTGGAAATTCTTGAATAGACTTAACTAACTTTTGGAATTTTCCGTCTTTTATTATTCTTGGGTTCTTTGGGTTGGGTTTAACCTCACTTATTTTAACTAACTTCATTTAATTAGGGTTATAATAGTAATCTCTAAATTCGTCTTTTGATACAGCGTGTATTTCCATGGTTTCAATTTTAGTGTCTATGAATACGCAGTAGTTTATTTCTGTTACTTTCATTATTAATCTTAAAGCGTTCCAATCTGATTTATGAATGTTTGGATTCATAAACACTATGTAATAATCACTTTTTAAAGTTACGCTACACACTTTATTCGTTCGTGTTTTTGGATAGGTTCTCTTCATAACTTGTTGAACAAACTGCTAATCTTTGGTCGGTGTTTTCAAACTCATTTACCATTTTGTCATCGGTCATGCAACGTTGAATGAACTCCGACTTTGTTTCGTTACTTGTTGGCTTGGGAATCGGCATCTTCGTAAGTGTTATAAACTTGTTTTAATTGGTTTACTCTTTCTAAAATACACGACCCACAGCTTGTTGGTTCGTTGCGTACTCCAAACACTCTTGAATGAATTGCAAGTATTGTTTTTTGTTCACTTGGTTTTATTACTTCCGCCTTTTTGTCAAACCATTCTGTTAACCAATCGTACTCAGCTTGTTCCAGGCACTTCGCCTTTCTGTACGGAAACAACTCATTTAACTTTGCTTTACGTTTATCGCATCCACAGTCTTCTCCTAATAACCATTTAGCAACCTTTGCTACTCCAGTTACTTCGAGTACCTTTTCAACAGTATCTCCTAACCCTTTACTTTCTTGAGCTAATATTTCAGCTTTTGTTCGTCTTTTTCTTGCCATAATTTAAAAATAATAAAATTCAGTTTCGTGTTTTTCTTTGTTTTTATTTATAATATTTAATGCTTCCTCAAATGTATCATAATATAATTTAGAAGATAAAATGTTATTATAAGGTATTACACCATTTTCATCAATATGTCTCCATTCTTTTGTTATTCTTTGCCACCATTTAACATTTACATAAACTAATTTTTGTGGCTGATATTGATTTAGTCTTTTAGCTATTCTATATTTACACATAATCTATTTTATTAATTCGTAATCCTCGTTTTTGTAGTCCTCGTAATGCTCTCCGACTTCTATTTTTAAACTATCCTTGCAGTATTTTAACGTCTGCCATACTGATTTAAAACTTATTCCAGTGCATTTTTGGATTTGGCGTGTACTCATTCCAGTATCCCTGTAAAGTTCATATAATAGTTTGTCGTACCAATGCCAACTGTTTACTGTTTCGTTTATTTTTACTTCTAATTGCTTTTGAGCGTTCGTTTTTTCGTATGAACTACTTTCATCTACTAACTGAATTGCCTCCGTTATATCGACTTTTTGAAGCCTTTGTTTAGATTTCTCAAAGTCATAGTACATATTTCTTAAAACAACCCACACAAACCCCTTGTAAATAGTTCCGTTACGGTAAAATCTTTCTTTGTTTTCGTGTTTCGCCAGCTTTAAATACATTTCTTGGACAATGTCCTCTGCTAAATAATACTCTCCAAACGAGCGCACAACTTTAATCCAGTGTTTATGGTCTGCGTAAAGGTCATTTAAAAAACGGTTAGTGTCCAATTATAAACAACAATAAAATAAATAAAACAACTATCAAACCACCCAAAACACGAATCAAACTCTTTCGCATTTCCACCTCATTAAACAACCATTTCTGAATCTTAATACTCGGAACGCTCCAAACAAAAACAAGAACAGCCCTATCCAAAAAGAATAAGGCTATAATGAAAGGAAATAAAAGTATCGTTAAGTATTTCACATGGCTAAGTTATGCAATTTTCTTTTATAGTTCAACAAGCGCCCTAATGCTCTTGAGCAAATCTCTAATCTATCACTGTATTTTTTAGCTAAATTAGGTAAGTAACCTTTGTTTGAAGTTTTAATAAAATCGGATAACATTCTCATTCGTGTTTGCATACCGTCAATCATGTATTCAACCTCATCAATTCGCTCTTTAATTAAATCTAAATCTAATTGTTGACCAGTTCCAGTGCAAGACATACATTCATAATCCACTACATCCTGCAAATAAGGAATTTCAGTTCCATTGTGTTCAATTGTTACAGTTCCCCAACCATTACACTCTTGGCAATCTCTTGTTAAATTTTTCATAATTCGTGTTTTTAATTGTTAATTGTTGAACAAATATAATTACATTTTTTAATATAACTGCAAAATAATTTGATATTTTTTTAAATACTTAATTTTCGGCATATCGAATATATTTTTTTATAATCAGTTGTATTGTATTCTTTCTCAATTGCTTTTCTTATATCTTGATCTAAATTATTGACATAGTCTTTTCTTTTCTGCCTTTGTTTCCTAACATATTTCAGTTGATATTGATTTTCGCATTTCTTACAAATGAACCTAACTGTTTTAACATCTAATTTTAAATCATGAAGAATTCTAAATTCTGCAATTGGTAATGTTTCTTTGCACATCCTGCATTGTTTTTGTTCTGGAGGATTAAACCCAAACTTATGCTGATTCCGTACCCATTTCTCTTTTAATAACAAGAAACATTCATTCGTAATTGATTTGTATATGTCTCCATCTCTTAAATATGCTGAATGTAATACGTCTAAATAATCTTGGCTTCTACCAGTTAAACGATACATTTTCCATTTTGTAAACCCAATAAGTTTATTATAATTTTCCATAATATAAGTTTTAAAAAAAAGCGGAATTTTTTACGTTCCGCCTTCCGACCGTGTTACCACAATCCAAAAATGATTCAGTAAGTGTTCTAATGGTAACTATCTGAATACGTTATTTACTAAAAAACTTTCCTATCTTTTCAATCGACCTACTCGATAAAGTGCTTCCACTCATGAATTTATGTAAGTTAGGTTGTTTTACTTCTACTAACTTCGAGAAAGCGTTTAGGCTTAATTCGTGTTTTTGTAGGTACTGTTTAACCATTGCCCTGGTAACTTCATTCGCTTCGCTTAAAACTTGTGCTGCGTAATTCATAAGTTACCTAAAAAATCGTCAAAGTCTTTATTGCCGTAACTTGGCTTTCCAGTTGTTGGCTTTGCTTGTTCACCTTGTTGCTTAGGTTTAAAGTCATTAATTACTATTTTATAATCAGGGTGGTTATCCTGTTTTTTATAGCTGTTAACCCACATTGAATATTTAACGTTGTTGATAGTAAAGTTAATTACTTCGCCTTTTTGAGTCTGCTTTTTCCAAGCACCCGTACTCCATTCTTTCTTTTCCATTTTTACTTTGTTTTAATATATAATCGTTTAAATCTTTCAACCGTACAACAAAACTCCGTTATAGGGTTTATTTCGTGTTGTCTTATTGTTTCGTACCACAGTTTGTCTTTTTTTAAATCTTTGATTTGCACTATTTGGTCTCGAGTCGTGTTTTTGTAGTAACCCATTACTTTTAAATCTTCCATTACCATAACCATTTTAAAAATGTCCATATCAATTTCAAGAATTTACGAATTAACCCATACTCATTTTGTTGAGTAGGAATGTTTATTGGCTCTTGAACTTTTACTTTTGTTGCTCGTGTTTTTGATTCAGCCCTTGCCTTAGCTTTTATTTCTGCTGGTATTTCTATATAATTCATATCAAATTGTAATTCAGGTTGTGTTTCTAATTTTTTATTTATTGTTTTTTGTCTATAATTTCTAATATGCTGTTCTTTTCTGTACGCTTCAATTATTTTAAATGTAATCGGAATTTTATCATTCCATACATAACGACCTGTGTGTCTTTTATGTATAATATTATTTTTAACTAAAAATGCCTGCCAAGTTTTCCAATTAGGCAAAGAACTTTTTAAATCCATAAGTTTATAATATTCCGTGTTATCTAATTCATTTTTAATGAAAAAAAGATTTTTCAACCATTTTTCAGTTGTTTCTTTATTTTCCCATGTTCTTCTTTTTGTATGTGTTTCAACATTCATGTCTTTTATTTTTAATTGTTGTTTATATTTAATATTTTTTTCTTTTCTATATTTTCTGAATTCTTCAACTAATTTTTCTGAAACAGGTATTTCTTTATTCCACTTACAACAATCATTTTCATCTCTATATACAACATTGTTTTGAACTAAAAATCCTAACCACCTCGTAGATACACCGTACTTAACCATTAAATAATGAGGCTCTTTAATTGAATTATTTGTTAATTCATCTCTTAATTGTACTAAAAACTGGAGATACTTCCAAGTGGTTTGTTCTTTATTTAATTTTCTTTTCATAATTCTTGAATTAAATTGTTATAATATTCACGTGCTAACTCTATTCGTTCTTTAATTTGTTCTATTACTCTTTCGTCTTTTGCTATTTTAAAGACTTTTACGCGCTTTTCTTTTGGTATGTGGTCAAAGTTATGTTTCTTTTGCACAAAGTCCCTTAAATCCAAACTTTCATCTATTAACCCTTGCTTCCAATGTTCACGCCTTACCTCGTCCTCAACTATTTGAAAAGGTGTGTTGACTAAACAATAACAAAGTAACGCTTCGTCTTTTCCTGTTAACCACATATAACCTTGAAGCTGGTAGTAATAATCTTTGTTCGGACATTCGGTTTCAAAAAACGGAAACGTTGTAGCATCCCAAGAACACTTGACATCTAAAAGAATTTCATTCGTGTTTACGTCTGGAGTTCCAGTTAAATAATCGTTTGTTAGATTCTCTTCATTCTTGTAAATAAAACCTAAATTCAGCACATCGTTAACAAGTTCAATACCTTCGTTTTCTACTTCGTTACCTTTGTCCGTGTATCTACTCCAAAACTCTTTACGGATTCCGTATTTATGTTCGATTGCAAGTTCCTGAATGTAGGTTTTAGTAGTTTTAGAAAGAACCTCCCCTTTTGTTTTGGGGAGACTCATAAGTTTTCCTATTTGTGAAGCTCTAATTTTCATAACAATAACAATGCTTTTTGTTGTAATTCAGTTAATTGAAACTTAGCTTGTAGCTCTTCGGCTGTAAATTCACCGTTACGGATAGCTTCTACTGCTTTTAAGAATCGTTCAGCTTGTATTGTAGGCTTTTTTGCTTCCGTTTTTACGGGTTTTACTTGCTCACCAGCTGCGTCAACATCTTTATCGGTTACAATACCTAAAATCGAAGATAATGCGTAACGTCTTAAATAAGTAATTGCAGATCCTAATACTTGAAAATCATTCATTCCTTTAAGTTGAACACCTTGAGGAATATCCGTTTGGCTATCTATTTGTTCACCACTTTCAGAATGAAACAATACAGTTACTATTTGTTGACCGTTAATTAGTTGGGTAAATCCTAATCCGTGTTTTTGTAACAACGGGTTAATCACTTCAAAGATTTTAGGAAGGTCGGCATACGAATATCCGTAGCCTTGCGTTCCTTTGTGAATTACTGGCACTTCTTGCTGAAATGCTGCTAAACTTTTAAATAGGTTTTTCATAATATAAATTTTAATTGTTTTACAAATATAACTATTCTTTTTAATATAACAATGAAATCAAAAAAAATTATAAAAATTTTCTAAGACCTTGCGCGCATCGTTCAATGCTGTTTGCTCGTTCCTGAAGGCTTTGTATTTGCTCTTGGATAGTTTGCTTACAATCGCTTGTGAAATAGCCGTTAGACGTAGCTATTAAAGGAATAATACCATTTGTTCGAATGTAGTTAACCATTTTACGCAATCGCGGACCATTCATTTTAGTTTTATAACCTTTCGTGTTTAGGTATTCGTTCATCCGTGTTACTATTAATTCAGATTTGATAGGGTTCGCCTTTTTGTAGTTTCGGAATCCATGAACAACGATAGGCAAAATCTCCATTTCTTCGCTTGTAAGTTCGTGTGTGAACTCTTCAAAATTAGTTACTCCCATTCTATTCTGATTTAAAGGTTCGTTATTTCGTGTTTAACTTGTTCCCAATACTCTGTTTGATGCTTAGGAATAGTTATTATAAAACTTTCAAGTATTTCATTCACTGCAATCAATGCCATCTCAACACATAAATTACCATCTCCGCTACCTGTTACTTCTATTTGCTTTTGGAATAACTTCATCCAAATATATTGTGCTTTCTCTTTTGGTGTCATTCTATTCTGATTTAAAGGTTTCATTGTAGTAATCTTCTCCATACATTGCCATACTATTTGTACAATCATAGGCTTTAATAATCTGCTGCCTCTCCATTTCTTTGGCTTGTTTAATTACTTCATAGATACATTTGCCTTCATTCTCAATTTGGTCAAATAACCATTCTACTGCTGTTTTCATTCTCCTAATATTAAAGTATGTAATTCACATCTAACGTCTAACCAATAATTCAGTTCTTCTTTGTAAAAACAATTTTCAGAAGTATATATATTTTCCTCAACTGTAATTAAAGCGTTTTCTCGTGCTAATCTTATTCTTATGCCATCACATAAATCATTTACTTGATTTAAATTTATATTTAAATGTTTATAAAATAATTCAAGTGCTTTTTCTTTAGGTTCCATTCTATTCTGATTTAAAGGTTTCGTTGTAGTATTGTTCACTTGTTTCTCTTGGAAATATATTTTCGTCTTTTATTATATCTGCACATCCTTTACAATAAGCCTCAATAATCTGCTCTTTCTCCATTTCTTTGGCTTGTTCAAATTCTTCATGTAAATCACATCTTTCAACATATAAAGCTATTGCTTTTTCTAACCATTCTACTGCTGTTTTCATAATTTAAGTTTTAAAATCCGTAACGCATTACATCTTCATACTCGGCTAAGGTCATTTGATCGTAATGGTCTTGTGCTATATCTCCATTTAGTTCGAATCGTGTTTTTCTAATTTCACGTTCTTTAGCTTCTGCGTTTTCTATGTTACGCAAAATCATTTTTAGCGTGTTTCTTAAATGATTCTCGTCCATTAAATCAATGTCGATTTTTTGACCATTCTTCATAGTCCAGTAATACTTTTTCATAATTTAAGTTTTAATTGTTGGTTCAAAAGTAATTATATTTTTTAATATAATTGCAATTCTTTTATCTTTTTTTTATAAATCTGCATTAATTCTTTTAATTCCTCTTTTGTGAACTTTCGTGTTTTTCGTGCCTCAACTTCTAATTGCTGATAATTTTCGATTCCGATTTTATGTATTAAGTTTCTTTGGTACTCAATTAGGTTACCACTTAAATACGTGTTGCAGTGTTCACACTGGAGATGAACATTCAATTCATTAAACCGAACGTTCCAATGGTTATTTGCGTTGAAAAAATGCCCCGCGTTTTCTTTCAATGGTTTCTTTTGGCAACTTATGCAAACTTGACCTTTATCTCGTAATCTGATATATTTATTAAAAATAATTTGAGTAGCTTTAATTAGTTCCTGGACTGTCTCAAGATCGTTTTTCATTTTAGCCTTCGTCTTTTTCCAGGTCTTCGCCTTTTCAGATTCTACCCAAACACGAACGCACTCAGCTTCTAAACAAAACTTTTGATTAAAGCGTACTGGCTCAAACTTATTTTTACAATGCTTACAACGTGACATCTTTAAAATTTAATTGTGATTGTAAATCCTTGACTTTGAATTTCTCCTCCATTAATAGTTTTTCAAGTCTAAAATTCTGCTGTAATGCTGTTCTTAGTTCCTTTTCCATAGCATCGTAGATAATTTTTACTTGTTGTAAGTCTGCTAAGCTCCGTTCCATTGAATGTATTAAATCATATCTATTAGAGGCACGTTCTTTTATTTCCTCAAGACTTAGTTTAATTTTTAAATAAGTAGTGTCTAAGTTTACTTTGCCAGTTATAATTGTCAGTTCGTTCATTTATTCGTGTTTTTGTAAGTTATAATAATCAAAACGGAACATCGCCTTTACTTTGTTTCATCTTTTCGCTAAACGAAAGTAATTCTTTTCCGTTAACTATATCAGGTTCAATTAAAGGTAGTTGTTTAGCTGGAAAACTATTTGACATTTTTGGTCTTACGTTTTGTAATGGGTCAACTCCATTAATTTTAAATCCTAAGCCTGAATTAAAATCAAACATAATAGGGTCATTTAATGCAGTATGCTTACCACCTGTGTCCATATCTTTTACTTTCTCTACATTTACCCACGTTACATATTTCATTGTTTCGTGTTTTACTAACCTATGAATAACAAATAAGTCATCACAGCGATTAGAAAATGCTTTACCTCCTTCGATATGGTCTTTTAATGGTGCTTTTAAATGTCCTTTATATTCGCCTTCTTGATAAATGTTACCAGTTCTACCGCTTTCGCTGTTTGGATGCGTGTTTATGTATATCGTAACTCCAAACTTATTGCAGAAATCTCGACACGAATTTAAAAAATTGTAATTACTTTGGAAATCCATTTGCCTATCTAATCCAGTAAATGGGTCAATTAATGCTACGTTGCATTCGCTTTCTTCAAATAACTTCAATAATTCATTTGGCTTGTAAAGATTTTTATTGCTTATGAATTTAAACTGCTGTTCGAGTATTGTTATTCCTGAATTTATTTGTTGATAGGTTAAATCCTTAAATCTTATTCCATAATACATCTGAAGTAAATCACGTAGTATTGTAGCCTTCTTATTTTCACCGCTCCAAATGCAAAACTTTAAATCGTGTTTAAGTGCAAGTGTTAAGAAATACCAATTAATCCAGTAAGTCTTACCAACGTTGTCATGTCCTAAAATTATGTTTAGCTGATTAGGTTTAAATCTAATATACTCATCTAAATGACAATCTATTTTTAATCCGTCTTTTATTTTGCCGTCTTTGTAGTCAAGTAAATATTGTAGGCAATCGCCTTCTTGTGTTATCATTGTTTAGGTTTTAGAAATCCGAGTTTATATGCTTTTAATTCTTCAGGTGAAATATTTTCTATTTGTTTAGGTTTTACCCAAGTTCGAATAGCTGCTTTCCAGTCTTTCATTTTGTTTTTACCTACCATCCAACCTTTTGATTCGTAAAAGTTAATAAATTTTACTCCGTCAACGTCTAAATTGTTTTGCATACAATATTCCAAAACATCGTTAAAAGTTGGTATTATAAACTTCTTTTCATTCTTTACATTATTGTTAGTGGTTGATTGCTGGTTGCTCGTTGGTTGCCCGTTTGTTATTTCGTTGGTTGATACTTGGTATTTTTCATAACTAACTATTTGAATTATAGTGCCTTGCGAACTTGTAACGCTGGTTATTTCGTTGGTTGAAATTAGCTTAGTTAATGCAGTTCTAATTTGTTGCGAACTTAATCCAGTTTCACGTGCTAATAGGTCACGACTTGTAACAATCGAACCTACTTTTAATTCAATTCCTTTGAATCTTTTTTCTTTGTGATTAGCTTTTAAAAGCAAATGAAGAAATAACCGAAAGCAGTTATTATCTGAGTACCATTCCCATTCGAGAATTTGCCTATGGAGTTTTATCCATCCTTGTTGATTGTTCATCGGTCGTGTTTTTATAAAGGAAGCCGCCACAATAACACACGACCAAATGATTATATGGCGGTTTACACTTCCTTAAATTAATAAAGTCTTTTTGCATTTCGGTCGTATGTTCTGCAAATATAATAATTATTTTTTAATATTCATAATGTTCCATAATTTTTACCATCATTCTATAATTTGTTAAAGTAAAAATAGTGTGTCGATAGTTTAAAAAATCCAATTGGTTTAATTTATCAAATGAAACATTACGCCAATGAGCAGCACATTTCTTCATCTGAATTAAATCACATTCTTTATAAAGTTGAAAATGATTATTTACAAACCATTTTATTTTACTTTCAGTTTGTCCGCATTTAATAAAAGCATCATTTACGCAGTCAATAAAAAAAGACGAACCTTCGTAAGTCTCATAAGTTTTCTTTAATTTCTCAATCATATTCCTCGTTTTTATAATAGTTATTCGATACGTTAACACGGATTCTCCATCGCTTTATTTTACGATAGTCAATCTTTTGCTTAGGGTTGTATAGCTTAAACACTTTCATAGTTTCTCAATTTCGGTTATAACTTCTTTTAAAAACTTAATTCGTGTTAATGTAAGCGTTTCTTGAATACGCTGGTGACAAGTAAATATAGCGCAGTTACGTGCTACTCTATAATCTTTTATTTCAAGTCCAATGTAAAACTTGTCTACTAAGTCTATTGCAAATTGTTTAGGTGTCATACGTTTGATTTAACTATTATTTCTTTATCACTTATTATTTTAAAGCTTCGAGTACGTTCGTATTTCTGCATGAATTGAAGATTCATTCTATTATAAACATCCTCATGGTATTCCTTACCTTTCAAAAGTAATTCTTTTAAACGCTCAAGTTGTTCTAATAAAACCGCTTCGTTTGTCCACTCAAATACTGCTGTAACTTCTTTTGCTTTCATTTTATTCTGATTTAAAGGTTTCGTTGTAGTATTTATCTGCTGTTGAGTATGGTTTATCTCTTAATATAAATGATGTGTTATAAGCATCTATTATCTGTTCTTTCTCCATTTCTTTGGCTTGTTCAAATTCACTATACAAAGTCAAATCAATACCATGATTTTGTTTAAGATTATTAGCCAACCATTCTACTGCTGCTTTCATAATTTAATTCTTTTATGTTTTTCAGTTCTTAATATATCACAATAATTTATTCCGTGTTTTTGTGCGTACCTTAAAACGTACTCTTCACAATACTCCAACACGGATGAACTATAAAGATGTA